CCTGCACTACCGCCAACATTACTATTACCAGATGCAATATCATCATCACCTGCTACTGCATTAGGACACATGCTTGGTTTTAAAAATGGTACAGACCCACCAGTAACATAGATTTTTCCATTTCGTAAATCATCATATCTAATAGGATAAACTGTTTTACTGAGTAATTTTGCAAGAACATTATGTCCAGTGCTTTGTAATTGTTTTACCATTTTATCCTGCAAGGATTTATCATACTTTACAATCATTTGTCTTACGCTTGTAAGAGCTTGATTGGCCATATCTAAATGATATTTTTTCGTTTGTTTAGATTCTATATCACCTTTACAATAAGCATCGAAATGTTTAGTTATTGCTAAAGCTAAATTATTCAGTTTAATTTCTTCTGTCATAAATTCTTTATATCTCATTATTCATCCGCCTTAGGTCTAAGTGCTTCGGATAAACTTTGTCTTTCTTTTACAGTTTCTCCGCCAATTGTATTTGTAGTTGAATTATTTATAAATGTGCCTTTTTGATGCAATCTGTTAGTTGATTGTGTCATTGTCATACGCACATTATCCTCTTGTTTTACCCATCTATTACCATCATATCTAAACAATCTGTTAGGATTAAAATCTGTTCTAAGGAAGTAATCACCTTCTGACTGATTGGTCGGAAATGATATTCCATGTCCAAATTCTGCTCCATTTGTAGGAATGCCGTCTCCTAGCAAGTATCCGTTATAACCTGACTTATTTGCAGTTTGCATTGTATCAGGTATATTATCGTCATCTGTATCAATAAGTTCTGTATTTCCATTTTCATCTAATTGCAAACTATAGTAATGGCTTGTATCGTATCCTGATTTTGCGGCATCTGCTTCTGCTTGTTGCACAACTGCATTATTAATCTGCATTTCTTTTTCATATGTGCTTAACATTTTACGCAGTGTATCATCTCCTGAAGCACTTTCATCTGCAGGAAGATCTAAAATTTCTTTGTATTCTTGTCCGTCATATATTTGTTTTAATTTTAATCTATATAAGTGCGGATACCAAGTTTGTGAAAACCCTTCTGCGGCTCTGTTTACATCTTCAACTACATAAAAACGCTTCAAAGCATAGGACAAATCGTTTATTGCATATTCGTCCTTAAGGTGAGGTAACTCTATAACATCACCTGATATAATTTTTCTACCAAGTGTTTTTACACTGCTATTGATATGCACAGTCAAAAACAAAGTATCATTACTTAAAAATAATCCAAACTGACTTAAATTGAAATCAATATCTTGGACGTTATATATGCCTCTCATGGTATATACATCTGGATCGTATTTTCTATCTCTATTTTCTAAAAACAAAAGGTCTTGTATATTCGTCTCTGCAACAGCATCATATCTTGGCTGATCAGCAGTAGCATTTTCTTCAGTAGGGTTTTCAGCCCCTAAAAATTTATGTATATTGATATCTGTGCCGCCAACAGTAAACATTTCATAAACTTGCTTGTCTATAAAAGAATAATCGTTGGTTTTTTGTGGTCTATATAAACTTAATCTAGGCATATACATATTTATCGTTACTAAACAATTACGATAAATACTACGGAGACTATAAACATGGCTATTCAAAAACAAGATATATTCGATTATGTACATTCAATGCTAGGCGGAGGCATGGTTGATGTAGAACTTGATCCTGTGCATTATGAAACAGCTCTTACAAAAGCATTAACACGTTTCAGACAAAGATCAGATAATTCAGTTGAAGAATCATATTTTTTTATGCCAACTATAATTGATACAAATGAATATACCTTACCCAATGAAATAGTAGAAGTAAGGAAAATATTTAGACGTAGTGTAGGTAGTAGAACTGGCGGCGGCGATGGCGGCAGTATTTTTGAACCATTCAATTTAGCATATACAAATGCTTATCTCCTTTCGAGTAGCAATTTAGGTGGACTTGCAACCTATGATATGTTCAGCCAATATCAAGAACTAGTTGGACGTATGTTTGGATCTTTTATAGAATTTAAATGGAACTCTTATACTAAGAAAATTACATTATTACAACGCCCTAGAGCAGAAGAAGATCTTTTATTGTATTGCTACAATTATCGTCCAGATGAAAATCTCATGAACGACTATCTTGCTCAGCAATGGATAAAAGATTACACACTTGCGGCATGTAAGTACATGCTAGGGGAAGCAAGAGAAAAGTTTGCTACTATTGCTGGTCCACAAGGTGGTACAAGTTTAAATGGTGGAAGTCTTAAAGCAGAGGCACAACAAGAAATGGAAAAACTAGAACAAGAAGTTATACAGCAAGTTTCTGGCGGTGCAGGATACGGTTTCCTTATAGGTTAAAAATCACTTGACAAATACAAAATAATATTCTATAATATATAAATTATGGAAGGTATTTTATGATTATTGGTATTTGTGGTCTAATTGGTAGTGGTAAAGGTACTGTTGCTGATATATTAGTTGAACAACATAATTTTACAAAAATAAGTTTTGCAGACAAATTAAAAGATGGCGTTGCAACCGTTTTTGGTTGGGATAGAGCTATGCTTGAAGGAGACACCGATGACAGTAGAGAATGGCGAGAACAAGCAGACAAATTCTGGTCAAACGAAACTAATGAGCACATTACCCCTAGATTGGTCCTTCAAATGTTTGGTACTGATTGTATGCGTAATGGTTTTTACGATGGTATTTGGGTAAGTCTTGTAAAACAGCAATTATTACAGGATACAACAAAAAACTATGTAATACCTGATGTTAGATTTGTTAATGAAGCAGACATGATACATAATCTCAAAGGACAGGTATGGCATGTAAAACGTGGTCCTGATCCTGTCTGGTTCAGAATGTACCAAGATATTGGCGTACAACCCAAAGACGTACATGAATCAGAATGGCGATGGGCAAACGTAAATTTTAATGCTATTATAGGAAACAATACAACTATAGATGATCTCAAAAGTCAGGTATCAAATCACCTTGCTTCCAGCGAACTCCTTGCTTCTGCATAAGACGTTGACAGTTAGCACAAATTGTTTTTAAATTTAACGGGCTACAATTATTCAGATCCCCATCTATATGGAACACATTAAACTGTTCTGGATGTTTGCTTTTATATCCGCATTTTTCACACACATCTTTTTTGACGTATCCTCTTTGCTTCCATTTTGGAATGCCAGATCCAACTCCATTGCGTAAACATTTTTCGCATAATTTTCTATAATATATTTTCTTACCTTTTCGGTAATTTATAGCCGCAGGTCTATGTCCACATTTACATATTGGTCTCATATTGTATTTACCTCACCTTTTTGACCCCTTTTTGATGGTGATATCTTATACCTTTTTCAAATAATATGCTAAATATATGTAGACACAAAGATTCCAACAGGAGAAAAAATTATGGCTTTAACATCACCAGGAGTACAGGTTAGCGTAATCGACGAAAGTTTTTACACTCCAGCTGAACCAGGTACAGTGCCTATGGTATTTGTAGCTACCGCAAGCAACAAGCAAAATGCGGCAGGAACAGGTACAGCACCAGGCACAACAAAAGCAACGGCAGGAACGCCTTACTTGCTTACATCACAAAGAGATTTAGCGGATACATTTGGAGATCCAATCTTTAAAACAGATACTAACAACAATCCAGTACATGCAGGCGAACTTAATGAATATGGATTACAAGCGGCCTATTCATTGCTAGGTGTAAGTAACAGAGCATATGTTGTTAGAGCAGATATAGACTTAGGAGAACTTGAAGCAAGTGCAGAAGCACCAAGTGCAAATCCTTTATCAGGAACATATTGGTTTGATACTGCAAGTTCAAGATATGGCATTCAGCAATGGAATGCAAATCCTATTACAACAACAGGCGGTCAAACATTTACAACAAAAACACCATATGTAATTTACAAGCAAAATGAAGTTGTAGATTATGATGGTGCAGACTATACTCCAAAAGCATCAATAGGTGCAATTGGGTCATACGCTTTAGTTGCAGTAACTACAATTAATAAATTATGGTACAAAAATACAGCAGGAACATGGGTTGAAGTTGGAAGCAACGCATGGACTAAAAGCTGGCCAACTGTTAAAGGATCTGTCGCTAACCCATCCTTTACTGCTGGATCAGATGACATTACAATAAATGGTAGTGTTGTATCAGTAGGAAACAATACTGTTTCAGATGTTGCTACAGCAATTAACAGCGGTATAGGTTTAGGCGGAGAAATTTCGGCAGCCGCAGTTGATGGTTTCTTAGAAATTTACAGCACAGGTGCAAGTTCAGGTGCTGACGATTCTACATTAGGTGGACCTATTGTAATCGGCGGTAACGCAACAAGACTATCAGAACTAGGAATAAGTGCAGGTACATACTATCCACCAGCACTACAAATTTCAGCACATACAAGCGTACCTGAATGGAAATCAGGAGATACATATTCTCGCCCTTCAGGAAGTGTGTGGTTTAAAACAACTGTTCCAAACGGTGGTGCAAATCTTTCTGTAAAATTATGGAATTCAAGCACACTACTATGGGACGAAATAGAAGCACCAGTTTATGATACAGCGGCTAGTGCAATTTACAATTTAGATGCAACTGGCGGTGGAGCAAATCTTGCTATTGGTGATCTATATGCAAAAAGTAATGTAGCGGGTGATGTTACACCTTTGGCAAACTTTACTTTATTCCGTAGACAAGCAAGTGGCGCAACAACTATTACTAGTGCGGCAGTGACTGCAACTGCTCCGGGAGCAGGTGTATATACTTTTACAATGCAAGCAACAGATAGTGCTACATCAGCATATTCATCTAGTGCAACTGTATCTGTAACAGCTACAGGTTCAGCAAGCGGAGATGCAATACTAATTGCTTCAGCTATTACAGCGGCGAATGTCGAACATGTAAGTGCAACAGTAGATTCTGCAAATAGAATTGTTATAACACATGCACTAGGCGGTGAAATAAAATTTGTAGATACAGATAATCTATTAACACTAATTGGCTTTAAACCATTTGATGCTAATGATTCAAGTTCAACTGCAAATCTAGCATATGTAGACGGTACAGGAATTGGAACAAGTCCTAAACAATACCAAGCTACAAACTGGAGAGTATTATCCTACACTGCAAGCGATGATTCAGTAACATCACTAGCAAATGATGGACAACTATGGTACAATTCAATTGTAGACGAAGTTGACATTATGTGGCACAACGGCACAACATGGGTAGGTTATGGTGATTCAACTGCATACCCAAGTGCAGATCCAGCAGGTCCTATTGTTTCAGCTAGTATGCCAACTCAACAAAGCGATGGAAGCGCACTTGTAACAGGTGACCTATGGATTAGCACAGCAGATTTAGAAAACTATCCAACAATTTATCGTTACAATGTTGATGTTTCAGGTACTACTGCACAAAAGTGGGGCAGTCCGTTAGATAAATCAGACCAGACTACAGAAAATGGTGTATTATTTGCTGATGCACGTTATGGTACAGACGGTGGAACTACAACTACAGCACCTGATGGAACAATTGCAGAAATGTTATCAAGCAATTATTTAGATCCAGATGCTCCAGATCCAGCACTATATCCAAAAGGTATGTTGCTATGGAATCTACGCAGAAGCGGATTTAATGTTAAGAAATTTGTGCGTAACTCAATTGACACGTCGGCAGAAAACAAGCGTATGAACGATGCTTCAATGGCAAACTATTATCCACATCGTTGGGTTACAGAATCAGGTAATCAAGCAGATGGATCAGGTAGCTTTGGACGTAAAGCACAGCGTAAAGTTGTTGTGCAAGCGTTACAAGCTGTTGTTAACAACAACGATGCTATTAGAGATGATGAATCAAGATTGTTTAATGTTATGGCAACACCAGGATATCCTGAACTAATAGGTGAAATGATATCACTAAACTATGATAGAGGTTTAACAGCGTTTATCGTAGGTGATTCGCCATTCAGACTAACACCTGATGCAACATCTTTAAATGACTGGGCAACAAACGTTAATACAGCAGTTGAAGATAATGATCAAGGTCTTGTAA